CTTTTTCGGAACCCGTGGTTTCCCTATGGGGGATGACGGGTGTAGGAAAAGAGCTTTGGAAGACTTTCACAAAACTTTGACTACCGAACAGTGCGAAGAAGTGGATCCACTCGTTGAGACCACTGCCTTTATGTACGGTGCTGAGCTTTGGGATCTGATTAGGGCTGATACTACAAGAGAATTCTTGAAGGATGAGCTCAAAACCAATGTCCATATCTCCTTATCTTCAACTGCCTGTTACGAATGTACAGCAGCAAATGGAGGACGAAGAAAATACATTGTAGAAAGATTTAAAACTTGGATCGGTAGCAAACCAATTGCTAATCGAACTTGGTATATACCTTTATACAACTGTTTTTTTCGTGAAGATGCACGGGTAGAAAGGATCTTCACTTGCTTACCTGCAAGTGAGGACCTGTGCAATATTTCAGGTACTCTAAATTATAAACGGCCTTTTGAAATTACCGATCTCTGGAAACTTATAGATATGTTTCCTTGGTCGAAGGTAATAGGCAATTCAAAGAATTTAGGATTTCAATATTTTGTGTTCTCGTATATAGACTGCGTTCAATCCGAATGGATTCACGAGTATACGTATGAACATAAATAGATAGAGAGGACGGACAAGCCTATCCCCTCTAGAGTTGCAATAGTGGACGAACCAGGTATGAAGTCAAGAGTTTTGACTACACTGCCCGGATCCTGGATCACTTTTTAGCAACCAATTGCTCATCTTGGGAGGTATCTTCTTCAAATGGACCCTGTATAGGCTCCAGGTTTGAGAAGAGGTGCACCCTTATTTGATCTTTATAAGAGATTAAGGGCTGTGAATTTCGAATTTCGAGAAAATCACAGCATTCTTAGCTCTGACTATGTTTCTGCTACCGATGAAGTCCAATGGAACATCGGGAAGAAAGCATGGCACGGTTTCCTTGATGGATTGGGAATAGACGACCCGTATTTTCGAAGCTCGATAATACTTTAGTTGTCTCCCCACCTGATCCATAAAGGAAACGTAGAGTGGTTTATTTCTAAAAGGTCTGCGCTTATGGGTGCGCCTGGAACAAAAGTCTTATTATGTCTTTTGAACAGGCTCGTCCTGCGTAGTGTTATGCCTTTAGGAACAGCTACCCCTCCTGCAAGAATGGACCGTATCCCAGCTTCCTAGGCTGGCGATGACATTCTGTACATATCAGGTTCTAAATCTCGGTTGTTTGCATTTATGCGAAACGCCAAGACATTTTCCCTGGTTGTCGGCATGAAGAAAACTTTGCTTTCGAAGTTGTTGGGATTCTTTTGTGAATCTCTTATAACGAAAGGGACGTTTCCAGAAAAGCCGGACGATCCTAAGCACATGTGGGTCTCATCTTTTATTGATACAATAAAACCGAGACTGATATCAGTGCATGTAAAGGGTCAAGAGAAAGACTGGGACGTAAATCCTGTATTTGGAAAATATGGTGCTTTATCGAATGCATTAAGCTGGCAGCCCGAATGGGATACAGGTCAAATTCATCGATTAAAGTTCTTATTTCTAATTGCATTTTGGAAATACGTTCCTAAGAATTTCTCGCTAGGTCTACCGCGGAATTAGGGAGGCATGGGTTTAGGAAGTTATGAACTCCTTGAACCTTACCTACCAGAGCCCGTAAGAAATCTGCTGCGTTACGCGACAGACATGAGACCGGATTATGGTGACTACGATTTGATGATCAAGAAGTATATAGCAAGAAGATTGCTACAAACCTACTCTAGACCGGATGTTCAAAGTCGAAGTCACATTAAGGAAAACTTGGAAAAAGAATTATTATATATAGACTTTTTTATATTTCCTGCGTTTGATCAAAGTGAGGCACTTTCCATATATTTAGGTTGTACTGAAATTAAGAATCATAGGTTAGATTTAAAAACCACTGATCGTAATTTCAAAACCGAAATGAGGAGAGCCTCGATGATCGGATTAAGAGAAGTGATACAAGGAGCACTTCAATGTACGCAAATACCCTACTTGTTGAACGATGACTTAGAACCAATGAAGTTCATATTTCATCACACACAAGATAGGTATGCGAGGTAGATACATTTTTCTACAGAATATAATCTAAATGCCGATACGGACGGAATTCCAGAGTTAGATCTGAAAAACCTTCCGGCCTTGGCATTTGTAGATTACTATTTACATGATTGCATGATCATTGAAGATTCGGAAGTAGAGTTTAAAGCTCTCTTCTCAGAAGAATCTCTTTGGGACGTAAGACCCGATCTTACTGCAATACATTATCCTCCAGAGAACGAAAGATCTCTGGCCCCAGGTTCGATTGAACCAGCTCATGCGAAACTTCTTATAACGAGAAAGTTTCGTGTGAACGGTCCAACCCCCTTAGGGAAACCCTAATTAACCTACTATCTATTGGTTAGTTTTCGGTTAAAGCATGAAACGCATTATATTACTTTGATACTATTATTTTATTAGACTTCCCGCTTGACGGCCCAATCAATAAAATGATATATATGATAAACATCTTTTACCTCAATTTTTTCTTTCCTTGGGAAAGTCCAGACATGAGCGCGATGAGAATTTCTTCTTTGCCCGGTTTCTTTGAAACCGTCTTCAGAATATTCAATACACATTATGAACCTTTTTGGGCCCATATGATGTATACTTTATCATAATTTATCTCAATAAGTGTAATACGTTTCGAGCGCTGAACTAGTTATTAAAAACTTACGTGTTTTCGTTTAAGTAGCTAGCATTAGTGAAAAATAAAGGTTAGACTATGACCTAAACAACCCCCGCAGGAGTCACACACATCC